CATGATGAGTATCAGTTTGAGGTAGCCAAGCCAGACATAGAAAGCTTTACCAAGATAACAAAGGAGGCTATGTATACGACACAGGAAATACTAAACTTTAAGTGTGACCTTGATTCAGACTTCAAGGTTGGAAATAATTGGGCAGAGACACATTAGGTGTTGACATCCTGATATACGATATGTTATAATGCACTTGTTGTTTAGTTAGTAGTAGACAACCTAACGGGGAATGATCCCCATCATGGCTGCAATAGCGCAGCGTTTTAAAGGAGAACAAAATGAACGATCCGATTTACATTTCTGGTAAGTGCCACTATGCTTCTATCACTGAGCCGAACACTAAGTTCGATCCGGTGTGGAGCATTCAGGTTGAGGTTAACGACGACAACCGTGCAACCATCGAAGCTGCTAATCTTCCTATCGCTAACAAGGGAGACGAACGTGGTGACTTCGTTACTATTAAGCGTAAGGTTATGCGTAAGGATGGGACCGAGCGTCAGGCACCCATCGTTAAAGACTCACAGAATAACCTGTGGGATGGAAAGAAAATTGCTAATGGTAGTGTAGTGAATGTAAAAGCAATCCCGTTTGATTGGAACTATGCTGGTAAGTCAGGAGTATCTTCTGATCTTGCTGCTGTACAGGTCGTAGACTTTATTGAGTACACCGATGGCACTGAAGACTTCGCCCCTGTTGAGGGTGGTTACGTGCAAGAAGCTACATCGGAAGCTGTTCCCTTTTAACTAGCATAGAAAGGAAGGGGGGAGAGGTTTTGTCATTGTCCTCTCCCCTTTTTTTATTATGAAAACAATAGAAACTCTTGTAGAAGATATCTATGATCTGTTTAATCTAACGCCTATCGACATGGATGAAGCAGAGGTAGATAAACATATTGATACCTTTGGTGATATGTTAAAGGTACACCTGAAAAGTTTTCTATATGAAGAGCCAAGAGATCGTGGCAACCTACGCTTGTCTGCTATTGGTAAGCCAGATCGAAAGCTTTGGTACGATGTTAACAAGAAGCTAACACCGGAGACACTGCCGCCATCTACAAGGATTAAGTTTCTCTATGGCTATATTCTTGAGGAGCTTCTACTGCTTTGTGCTACAGTGGCAGGACATGACGTTACAGATCAACAGAAAGAAGTTACACTTGAAGGTGTGGTTGGACATCAGGATTCAATTATTGATGGCGTCCTTGTTGATGTTAAGTCTGCCAGTGGTATGGGGTTTGATAAGTTCAAGTACAATAGGCTAACAGAGGACGATCCCTTTGGTTATGTTGCACAGGTATCTGCCTACGCAACCGCTAACGGTTTGGATCGTGCAGCCTTCCTTGCCATTAACAAATCTACTGGCGAGGTATGCCTCTCTCAACTGCACAGTATGGATATGATTAATGCTAAAGAAAGAATTAAACATCTTAAAGACGTGGTGTCTGCGCCTTTTCTACCTGATAAGTGCTACTCCGATTTACCTGATGGTAAGTCTGGCAACCGTAAGCTTGCTGTTGGTTGTGTTTATTGCGAGCATAAGAGAGACTGTTGGTCTGATGCTAACGGCGGTGCGGGGCTACGTGCGTTCAAGTATTCGCAGGGTAAGAGGTATCTTACGCAGGTAGCAAAGCAGCCTGACGTTGAGGAAGTCTCGGTTTAAGTGTCTGAGAAACATCATTGGGTTGGCGAGGTAGACCCTGACATATACTATGGTTTTATTTACCTTATAACAAACACTGTCAGTGGCAGGAAATATATTGGTAGGAAGTTCTACCATACCTATAAGAAAAGAAAACGTATCAGAGAATCTAACTGGAGAGTGTACGCAGGATCATGCAAGCCACTCAAAGAAGACATGAAGCGTCTTGGTAAAGATAAGTTTACCTTTGAGATTATCTGTAACTATAAAACAAGGGGTGGTGTGGTGAGCGGTGAGGTACATTTCCAGACAGACAATGATGTACTCTCACCGGAACTGCTGCCCTGTGGTGAGCGACTGTACTACAATGGTCAGATAGGTTCTGTAAAGTTTATCACCCCTGAGTTTCTTAGTGCTGAAACCCGTGCGAAGATGGCTTCTGCTAAAAGTGCTGAACATTGTGCAAATATAAGTGCTAGTAAAATGGGAGAAAAAAATCCTAATTTTAAAGGACCATATATCATAACATTTAAAGATGGTCACACTGAAGAATGGTCAAATCTAAATAACAACGATGGATATGATAGCGGTAATATATATAAAGTTCTAAGTGGAAATTATAAATCTCATAAAGACATAGTAAAAGTAGAAAGGATAGGGTCTGATGACAAATGAAGTACCGGACTTCGGTACATTGTACGATCTAACTAACAAGGATGCAGACAAGACACTGCATCTAGCTATAGTTCTTCAAGCTTTGTTAGACCTATCCAAACCTAAAGAACCTACTGAGAGTTTAGAGACAGTGCTTCACCGTGATCAGGCAAGCGCATGGGTCTTCTGTTCTATTGGAGTAACCTGTGAAAACTTTGAGTCAACCTGTGAGCTTGCTGGTCTGGAGCCTGAAGCTGTGAGAAGTTTTGCTGTTAAAACTGTAACATCGGAGAACGTAAATGAAATTAGACGAAAGCTCAATAGCTTCTTATGACGAACGTAACTACCCAAACAATGAAAGAAACTATGATTATTATGCTAGACGTATGAAAGAAGAGAAAGCACTTCAACAACAAGTAGGAGGACAACACTACAAGGGATGCAAGATACAACCAGTAGAATATATCCATGCAAATGGGCTTGACTATCTGGAGGGTAATGTGATAAAATACATCACTCGACACCGCACTAAGGGAGAGGGGAGAAAGGATATAGAAAAAGCGATCCACTATGCCCAACTCATATTGGAAATGGAATACGACAACTAGAAGGGGAACAAAGCTATGCCACAATTTCGATCTAATGAGAACCCGATGTTTCGCTCCAAGTTTAGCGAAGACATCTTTAAACACAAGTACGCCCATCATGGGTGCGAGACATGGGACGCACTGTCATCTACTCTGGTAGACGATGTGTGTCAAAACTATTTGAACAAGGATGACAAAGACGAACTGAAACGTATGATCACTGACCTGAAGTTTATTCCCGGTGGTCGATATCTTTATTATGCTGGACGTGATAATAAGTTCTTTAACAATTGCTATCTACTCAAAGCAGAGGAGGATACCAGAGAAGATTGGGCTGACATCTCTTGGAAGTCAGAGTCCTGCCTTATGACAGGTGGTGGCATCGGAGTGGACTACTCTGTGTACCGTGAGGAAGGACGTATCCTCAATGGCACAGGCGGTCTTGCCTCTGGTCCCATACCAAAGATGCAGATGATCAATGAGATTGGACGAAGGGTTATGCAGGGTGGTAGTCGTAGGTCTGCTATCTATGCCAGCCTTAACTGGAAACATGCCGATGTAAATAAGTTTCTTGCCAGTAAGAACTGGTATGATATGCCAGTGGGTGAGACAGGTTTCTCCATTGGTCAGGTAAAGGAACAAGACTTTAACTTTGTTGCACCGCTGGACATGACAAACATCAGCGTTAACTATGACACAGAATGGTTACTTAATTATTGGAAGACAGGAGATACAGGAGATGTCTTTAGGACTAATGTACGTCAAGCTCTTAGAAGCGCAGAACCGGGCTTCTCGTTTAATTTCTTCGACAAGGAAAAGGAGACGCTACGTAATGCTTGTACGGAGGTTACATCTGAAGATGATTCTGATGTTTGTAATCTTGGTTCTGTTAATATGGGGCGTATTGACGATCTGAAAGAGTTCGCAGATGTAGTAGAACTTGCAACTAAGTTTCTGCTATGCGGAACACTACGAGCCAAGCTGCCCTACGATAAGGTGTATGAAACCAGAGAGAAGAACCGTAGGCTTGGTCTTGGCTTGATGGGTATGCATGAATGGCTTATCAAGGGAGGAGAGAAGTATGAAGTTACGGAAGGTCTTCATAAATGGTTATCGGTGTATAAAGGCGTTAGTGATCACGTTAGTACCAGCTTTGCTAGTGTTCTTGGGTGTAGTCGTCCTGTCGCTAATCGTGCCATTGCTCCAACTGGATCAATAGGTATTCTTGCAGGAACATCCACAGGTGTAGAGCCTATCTTTGCTGTGGCCTACAAGCGCAGGTATCTGAAGGGTGGCAATCGTTGGCACTATCAGTACGTGGTGGACAGTGCAGCACAGGAGATCATTGACCTATATGGCGTTGACCCAAAGGGCATTGAGTCAGCCCTTGATCTTGCAGAGGACTACAAGAGGCGTATAAAGTTTCAGGCAGATGTACAGGACTATGTTGATATGTCTATCAGCAGTACAATCAATCTGCCCAAGTGGGGGAGTAAGCTTAACAATGAAGATACAGTTGATGAGTTTACTAATACTCTTGCTTCTTATGCTCACAGGCTGCGAGGTTTCACGGTGTACCCTGATGGATGTAGGGGAGGACAACCTCTATCTTCGGTGCCGTATTCTGAAGCTGTAGAAAAGCTTGGTGAGGAGTTTGAGGAAGGACTAGAGACGCACGACATCTGTGACATCACTGGACATGGAGGATCGTGTGGAGTGTAACTGGTTTCCTACTGATGAGTCAAAGGAGAAAAGTAGAGAGTGCCAGAAGAGTTGTATAATTGATCCAACACAAACTTTTTGCACAGTCTGTAAAAGAACTATGAAAGAAATTAGAGAAAGGGGTGAAACTTCTAACGCATACGGTTAGTAGATTAGCACTTGTAGTTCAACTGGATAGAACAACAGACTTCTAATCTGTAGGTTGCAGGTTCAAGTCCTGCCAAGTGCGCCAAAAAAGTCCTTGACAAATCACATAATAGGTAGTATAATATATATGTGATGCCAATAATGGGTCACACAATATCAACTTGCTATAAGGAGAAATGATATGAATGCATATATTTCAAGTAACGATCCGTTCTTTTCTAAGTTTTCTACATGGGCCATTGGACATGATAGATTATTTAGAGACATGATAAACATGGTAGAGAAGACACCTAACCGTACAGCTAGTTCTTATCCACCGCATAATCTAATAAAGAATGGTAATGGTCAATATGTAGTTGAGTTAGCTGCTGCTGGCTTCAGTAAAGAAGAGTTGGAAATTAAGACTGAAGACGGTACGCTAACCATATCTGGCAGAAAGAAAGAAGAAGAAGACGACGAGAAGTTCGCACAAAAGGGCATAGCGAAGCGACCTTTCTCAAAGTCTTTCCACCTTGCCAGTGACGTAGTTGTAGATGGTGTGTCTTTCAGAGACGGTATGATTACCATCGATCTTCAACAGGTAATACCTGAAGACAAGAAAGAAAAAATCTATAACTTGTAACCAACTAAGGGGGAGTGCGTAGTGTTTGCTCCCCCTAATTACATAGGAGATATAATGAGAAAAGCACCTAACACAGTTTACATAGGTTATGATCCAAGAGAAGATGTAGCCTACGAAGTTTTGAAGTTTACGATTGAGCGCATTGCCGTTGATAATGTTGATATTAAACCTATTCGCAAAGACGTGATAGAGCGGATGGGTTTGTATAGGCGTACGCACACGATACAAAATGGTCAGATGATTGATGACATAGATGGCAAGCCATTTTCTACAGAGTTTAGTTTCTCTCGCTTTCTTGTACCTGCTCTTAATATGTATCAGGGTTGGGCTTTGTATATGGACTGTGACATGTACCTGCGTACTGACATCAATGAACTCTTTGAAGAGTACAATATGGATTACTATCCAGCTTATTGTGTTAAGCACAAGTATGAACCTACCGATGAATATAAAATGGATGGTAAAAAACAAGAACATTACCGCAGGAAAAACTGGTCAAGCCTTATTCTCTGGAACTGTGGGCATGATCTAAATAAGAAGCTAACGCCTGAAGTAGTCAGCACACAAACAGGATCATGGCTGCATGGTTTTGAGTGGTTGCCAGAAAAAGATTCTGATATTGGAACAATCCATCAGGAGTGGAACTGGCTTGATGGTCACTCACCTGAAGACCTGAAAGCTAAGAATGTACACTTCACCACAGGTGGACCGTGGTTCAAAGGTTGGAAGTGTGGTAGAGCAATCGATGGTATGTACGCTTCCGAATGGAACGGAGACTATACCTACCTTGCAGGAAAAGGAATTATTAAACCCTATGAAATTTAAAGTAGTTACAGCTTTTGATGAAAAGCTTTTTAGACAAAACGGACACAAACTTCTAGAGTCTTTTAAAAGTAAATGGCAACCTGATTTTGAGTTCCACTGTTATTACTATAACATGGATATCAATAACTATTCTATGCCTAAAGAGAGTAATATTTTCTATCACAAGCTGGAAGATGTTGAAGAGTATAGTCAGTTCGTAGCAAATAATAAAGAACATGATGGTACAGAAGGTGGTGCTATAAACTATAGTGAGGCTCTTGATGGCCTTGCCGCTGCACCTAAAGCCTTTGCGATCAGCGAGTGTGCTTTTGATAATGCTGATGCATGGCTTCTCTGGTTGGAACCTCTTAGCCTACCAACAAAAGATATCAGAACATCCACAGTAGAAAGATATCTAAATAAGCAAGCAGATTTTATTTGTATGGAAGATGCAGATTACTTTGCTGCTTTTAATCTTTCAAAGCAAACGCCTGTTGATCTTCTTGGTGATCTCAGAGGTGCCTATGTTTCTGGTGAATATCTTAACTATAGAGAGTGGTCAACAACTTTTATACTGAGCCGACTGCTCACAATCTACAACGCACATGGTTGCAACTTACAGACCTCTAATTCTTTAAGAGAGTTGTTTATTAATCTAGCAGACAAATCTTCTCAGAACTTCAGAGACAGTGACGGCAATAGAGTTGTAGCTCTTTCAGAAACAGACACAACTCCTGATATATTACCAAGCAGGTACAAACAACTTGCTGATTTGATTCGTCATTACAAACCTGAAACTATTCTTGAGACAGGTACATGGAATGGTGGTCGTGCTATTGAGATGTCTCTTGCTGCCTTTGATAATAGAGATGCTGTACATTACATCGGGTATGATTTATTTGAAGACGCAACGGCAGAACTAGATGTAGAAGAAAACAATGTTAAGCCTCATAATACAAAGGCTGCTGTTGTAAAAAGATTTGAAGAGTTTAAACAACATATGCAGAAGGAGAAGAATAAAACCTTTTCCTATGAGATACATAAAGGCAATGTTCGTGACACTCTTGAAAAAAGAAACGAACCTTTTGTGGCAGACCTTGCGCTTATAGGTAGCGGCAACAGTGAACAAACAGTGCAACATGAGTATGACTGTTTAAAGAATACTCCTGTTGTAATCATGGATCACTTCTTTACAAAAGAACGTGGGGATGAAGAGAACCCTGATCCAGATGCTATTCTTATACCTGATGAGAGACATCAAGGAATTAAGAAAGTCTTTGACTCCATACCTACAAAGAAGGTACATGCAGAGAAAACTACGGACGATGGCTGGACAGAGTTTGATGAGAGCGTTCCTACTCGTAAGTATGTATTGCCTTCTACTGATAAAGTTCTACCAGCAGGACATACACACCTTGCTGTTTTGCTGCATGACGAGACACTGGAAGAGGTGCCGGAAGACTTGAAGCGTATACCAATAGTGGTGCATCCAAGAGATTCAGTATCAAAAGAGTATATTGCCAACAACATTAAGTCTAACCTAAAAGAAATAGGCAGTGATAAGTGGGTGAAGAAGCATCCACCTCATAGAGAAGTTGGCGTGGTTGTCTCAGGTGGACCTTATCTTGATTATAAAGAATTAAAAAAGTTTATTAAAAACAATCCCGGCTGTAAAGTACTTGCAGTTAAACATGCCCTGCCCGGTTTGATGAAGAATAACATTATACCGTGGGCATGTATTGTTCTTGATCCTCGACCAATCACTAAGAAAAGCACTCACAATATTGTACGTAAAGACTTGTTCAAAGATTTACATAAAGATACTAATTTCTTTGTAGCTTCCATGACTGATCCGTCAGTGACTGAACATCTTAAAGAACGTGATGTTAGACTGTGGGGATGGCACGCCTTCACTGATTCACTAAGAACAGAAGAAGAGCAGGGAGATCAGATAAAGAACCAACAGGTTAAGCTGAATGAAGAGCTTGGTATTCCGCAGGGAGCCACGCTTATTACTGGTGGTACATGTGCTGCGATGAGAGCCATCGGTCTATTACATACGATGGGCTTCAGAAACCTGCACCTGTTTGGCTTTGACTGCTGCCGTGATGAACCTTCTGATGAAGAGAAGACCGAAACCACTGGCGATCTGGAAGGAGGAGAAACACCCAAACCTAAATACATACAGGTCAATGTTAAAGACAAAATGTATTGGACAACTGGTGAGCTTCTTGCTATGGCACAGGACTGTGAGAAAGTATTTGCTGATCCCGGTCTTGATGGTGTTCTCTCTTTTCATGGGCAGGATACAATGGTAGCTGATCTTTGGAAGATTAAAGAAGAACAAGACCCACGAATTAAATTCAAAGGATACTACAATGCCTGATATTAATATAGATAATATTAACAGTAGACACAATCCGTCAGATGATTATGTTAATCTTGTTAAGATGTATGAAGAGAAGCACGATCAGGGAGAGGGTATGTTCAATGGACGTAGCCTTCTAAAGTTTGTAGACCTTATAAAACTATACCTAAAAAACAATGACTGTAAGTCTGTACTTGACTATGGTTGTGGTAAGGCAGTGCTGTACACTGATAAGTTCTCAGAGATCACTGATGAGATTGACTGTCCCCTTCCTGAGTATTGGGAGTTGGATGAGTGCGAACTCTTTGATCCCGGCTATGAGAAACACAGTAAGCTTCCCATACATAGGAAGGATGCTGTTATCTGTACAGATGTTCTTGAACATATTGCAGAAGAAGACTTGGGTTGGGTAGTAGAAGAAATCTTTTCCTACGCAAAGAAGATGGTCTTTCTAAACGTAGCTTGCTTTGAAGCTTTGAAGATTCTACCTGATGGTAGGAATGCTCACATCTCTGTCTTCTCTCCTGACGTTTGGCTTCAGATGTTGGCCGATAAAAGTAGAAAGTTTAAACACTTGAAAATATATCTCTTTGCTGATACAATGGAAGAGCAAGACACTAAAACTTTTCTTACTGAAGGTTACAGGATAGATCAATATCCACGAATAATCAAATTAAAGAAGGAGGAATAATAATGTACGTGCTAGTTGTTGTAGCATTAATGTGGACTAAAGCTGGCTCTGATATTAATATAACTTATCAGAACTTTGATACATCTGTTACGTGTCAGAGTGCAGCATCTACTTTACAAAAGATTTCTAAACTAAAGAAGGCAATGACTATATATTCCTTCTGTACAAGGAAATAGAATATGGTGTTAGGTATTGCAGATTCAGTCATTGGTGTAGCTGGCAAAGTTCTTGATAAGTTTGTTGAGGACAAAGACCTGAAGAAAAAGTTGGAGCATGAGCTTCAGACACAGATGGTATCACTAGACCTTGCTCAAGCACAGGCAAATATAGAACAGGCCAAGCATCCCTCTATCTTCGTCAGCGGAGCAAGACCAGCTATCATGTGGGTATGCTGCTTTGCTTTGGCATGGCAGTTTATTCTTGCACCTATTCTATCTTGGATTATTATAACTTGGTATCCTATGGTAACACTTCCTGTACTGGAGACTAATGAACTGATCAGCTTGATCATGGCACTTCTTGGTCTTGGCGGTATGCGTACAGCAGAGAAGTGGAAGGGTGTTGCCAGAAGTAATATGAAATAATGCCTCTTAACGAAAAACAAGAGAAGTTTGCAGAGGCTTACGTTCTGCACCGCAATGCAACTGAAGCTGCAAAGGCTGCTGGTTATGCTGCTGACTCTGCATATAATCAAGGATACAGGCTGTTACAAAATCAAGAAGTAGTTGATCGTGTACATGAGCTTGAGCAGGAGCTTGAAACAGATGTTAATGTTATAGAAGAAATAGAAAACCAGTACACATTTGCCAAAGCAAACGGACATACTAACAGTGCTATCAAAGCACTTGAACTGCTGTCCCGTATTCGTGGCTCTAATAGTGATACTGGTCTGTCTATGGATAAGGATACACTGGAGACTGCTATTGTTGGTTGTCTGAATGTATTAGGAGAAGAGAAAGTTGTACGCCTTTTATCTAAGTGTAACTTCGCTGATGCGTTGTTTGAAGAAAATGATAGCGATTATGCAGAAGAACCGTCTGAGGGCAGTGAAGAGACAAATTCTGTACTGGTAGAATAAAGAATGAAATTTTGTTATTATTGTGGTGCTAGCGCTGACACACTTGATCATACTATTCCTTTTTCTTTTTATTCTAAACTACCAATTAGAAAAGGAACAAAATCAAGATATGAAGACTTTGTTCCTGTAGTAGACTGTTGCTCAGAATGTAATGGGACATTACATAATAAGTTAATTATAGATGTAAGAGCAAGAGCAAGCTTAATAAGAGAAAGATATATTAAAAAATATAAAAAAATTTTAAATCTTGTATCATGGTCTGATGAAGATTTAAATGAATTAAATAAAAATCTACGATCTTATATAATAAAAGATCAAATATTACAAGAAATTCTAAAAGAAAGGCTAGATCATTTAGAAATGATTGCTAATCTTACTGAAGACCCCTTTTTAGAAGAAAAAAAAGCCATAGGATACGCATAGAGTAGCCATCTTAATTAGAAATGTCCAATGACACATGGGAAATCTAATCCTTCTGTATGACGCTCTTAGCTCGATACAGAGGGTTTAGTAAAATGGGTTAGTTATTTCCCCTTCTTCATGGGTTATAGTCTCTATATCATCTGGAAAGTAATAAAGTAAAGT